AAAGCGATAATCTAACATGTCATTGTCCTGAGAAACCAAGTCTTAGGTTAAGCACCCTATCACAGAGGAATTACCCTGTCCGTGATCTGGTCAATAATATAACAAAAAGACACGCCGTTGTACACGCAATTTATCAATACATTTCAATCATGTAGAGCACAAATCGCTTAATAAATAGCCCCATCAAAATCCCCTTTTCACCTCTTTAAATTCAAGCGCTTGTAAGAAAACTCAGTAGGATCAGGCAAGCATTTGTGGAGTTTTTAGACGAATACAGCACGAGATACTTAACCAAAATATAACATGACGTTCATCGATCGGTTAAAACGATCAATGGCGGAAAACCGATCGTCAGTACCCATTTGAAGTTTAAGGTCTTTGCCATGACTATGCAGACACTTTGTTTGACAGGGAACGACGATGAGGTACTTACTGAATGTTCTGGTGTATGGCGGGATTATTTTTGTTGCTCTGGTTATTCTTGGGCTTTGTCTATAACAAGCTGACTGCATCGAGTGAAAAGGATTGCGCGGATAGAGGGGAAACAGAAGAGTGCTTTTACGATTAAACTTATCAATATAATATTAACAAACTGTTCATGAAAATCAGTAATGCCAAAAAAAGCCCATCCGAAGATGGGCTTTCAATATTGATATTTGCGATTTAAATCACAGCTATATTAAATCACGAGCATCAGAACTGGTATACCAGGCCGACTGCTACGATATCATCGGTAGAAATACCGGCTGCTTTGTAGAAGTCATCATCGTTATCCAGCAGGTTGATTTTATAATCTACATAGGTAGACATATTTTTGTTGAAATAATAAGACGTGCCGATTTCAACATATTTAACCAGGTCTTTATCATTCCAGTCTGAGTTCAGATGAATATCTGAGTTCAGATCCTTGCCTTTGGATTGCAGGTAAGCAATAGAAGGACGCAGACCGAAATCGAACTGGTATTGTGCCGTCACTTCAAAGTTCTGGGTTTTGTTTGCAATCGTATCATCACGATCACCGTAACCCGTCATATTACGGGTTTCGGAATACATAGTAGCCAGATAGAGACCATTAGCATCGTATTTCAGACCTGCAGTCCATACGTCAGCTTTATCGCCGTCTGCTGTTGTAAGATTTACCTGGTCGTTAGTACGGTCTGAAGAAGCATAAGCTGCTGCTGCACTCACACCCATGCCGAAATCCTATGCAATGGAAACTCCACTATCACATTGTATTAAAAGTATAATTTAAGATATTTGAGAGGTTTTTAAAGATTAAAAGCCGTTATGCAACCTCATGTATTATCGAGGAATAATTTTAGTTTTGCAGAAGGGATTTTCATTCAAAGAAGATGTTAGTCTGCATAAATATCCGAGGGTTCAAATCCCCCCAGCTCCACCAATTTAGATAGGACAGTGCAGGGACAAACTCATATAAACCAGTAATTTATGAGTAATGTTAGGACCCAACACTGACACCATCTGGACAGAAAAGGATACGTAAAAGATACGCGGCTCCTTCTGTTGAAAGAACCTCCGCCACAAACGGAGGTTTTTTTTCGCCTGATGAAAATCATATGCAAGGGATGTCATCGAATTCATCCGTCGTTGCATCATTGATGATGTGGGTGACTACACCGACAATTATCGTTTCCTCCCCTTCAAGATCGCCACCTTCGATCAGTGTTTCCATGTCTGGCTGATCCAGCGACTGCAATGACAGCGTTGGGTAAAACCTCATGCGCTTCATGCAGAACTCACCGCAAACTGTCGCAATGACGATGCTGCCTTCCTGCGGTTTACGAGCCGCGTCCACCACCAGAATCGCATCTTTTTTAATACCGGCGCGCCAGCTGGTATCCCCAGCGCGCATCAGATATTGACCAGGGCGGCTGAACCATTTGCAGGCTTCGTTAGGCGTAACACTTTTTTCAATGTAGTCGCCAGCAGGTGATGGGAATCCCATAGTTAGCGTCCTCCGTTAGGGTTGTAGAGAGCGAACGTCCTGGCTTCACCTTCCACGGTCGACACGTCATGAAACGTATTGACGTTGATTTCGATCCAGTGGTTCGCTTCACGCAACCCCCAGTGCCAGTTTCTCTTCGCCAGTTCCGCGACAAAATCCTCCGTCGTAACGGTCCGTCGCCCCTTCTCGCTTATCTTGATTGCCTGCTTAAATGCAGCATCAATTTCGTATCGTCTTGGCATAAATCCCCATCAATTAACTGTATATGTATACAGTATAAACTCGATGCTTTAGGGCTGTGAAGATCTGTTTGAGAGAAAACTCTTAGAGCTCTGATCAGCAAGGAAAGAAAGTTATGATGTCTGCTCTTGCGGTTGTGTAAGGGCCGTAACCGCACGCTGTAAATCTTCAATTTGTTTTTGCTGCGCCTGAATAGCACCTGTTAATTTAGCAAGCATGGCAATTTCATCCAGCGTGTATGCAGCGCTAGTGTCTAGATCGTCATAACCTTCCTTTAATCCTTCGCCTTTAACACATTCGGGAGATTGCAGGATCAGGTCGTTAGCAATAAACCCCAGTAGTTCTTCAGACTCAGTGATAATTCCGCGAGCTTTATACTTAAACGATACAACTCGCCATTTTAAAATTTGATCAAGACTGTTACCGGAAAAATCAGAATCTTCTTGGTCCTTATAGACAACATCCTTTTTAAGTAATGCATCGGATGTCGATGTAACTGATAGTGCGCCTAGCCGTGTTGAGTCAACCCAGACATCCAACTGATTCGGAGCGTTGCCGGAATCCCAATTGAACATCCATGCGTTACTTTTATATGCCCCAGAAAGACCTGCTTTGCTCAAATAGCCGTAATCAGCCCCCATTTTGGCACCGATTAATTTAATCGACGCTGAACTGTTGGCATCCTGTTGCCACAACATGTCATTCATATAAAAACGCTTGAGCAAGGATGAACCACTAATAAGCGTTTGAAATTTAATTGTTCCACCACTATCCGCTGTGATATTTGCTACGTTTACCCCATCACTATTCTGGAAATAATAAGCGCCTGAGGTCTGTGCGGAGTTATTTTTTGCAATGAAATTGCCGCTATTCTGAACATTGCCTGCAAGCCCCGTTAAAGAAGTAATATCACTGTTAGCACCTTTTGCCGCTTTACCGTTTACTGTCGTAGTATCCGCCTTACCGGCCAATGAGGTGCTGAGGCTCGACCATGATGGGCCGGGGTACGTTGAACCATCTGGGAGCGTCACCGTAATGGTTCCCGTCCCGCTGAACACCTGCTGCCAGTTTGCTTTGTCCAGATTCAAACCGCGAATGGCTTTTGCAACATCGGCGGCGACCTGAGCGGTAATACCAACCAGCGTCGCATTTGGTACTGCGGTCCATGCGTTACCTGTCGCTGTAGGTCCGTTGTAGGGAGTGATTAACGTTAATGCGGTTGCGGATGTTGTCGCTTTAACCCCCAGCGTGTAGGTCACACCGCCCACGATTACGACAATGAAGTCATTCCCTTTTAACTCGGTAGTGAAGGCGGTACCGGTACCGGTCACGTTTGCTGAATTATTGGTTAATGCGATTGTGCCTGCTGACATGCTTTTCTCCGGGCATAAAAAAACCCGCCGAAGCGGGTATGTTTGAAGTTGTGGGGTTATTTATCGCACGTTGTGCTGATGAAATTCGTCTTACTTACCCAGCGCCAGCCGAATGGATCACCTGCTTTATACTGGGTTTGGCTGGCTACCTTACGAACGCCATAAATCTGCACATTGGTTTCCTGCCCGGCGACCAGCGCAACGCCAGCACAAACGGGCTCCTGCTTTTTAATCATTCCTGCACAACCGGAAACCATCAAAGCAATGGCAAGAACCATTAAAATATTCTTCATGTTTATGTCCCTATCAACGTAGATAAAAAGACATTAACAATGAATATTAAGCGGGGATAATTGGTTATATAGATCAATATATTGATATTGATCGTTTAAAACGATCGATATCGTTATTTATTGATTAATAACGTGAAACATCAATCGCGAATATCTGATCGCGCGAGTTTGAATAGCCGACATTGTGTAGCTCTTCACCCGGCGCATCGCGCTGACCGGCCCTGATGCGAGTAGAAGAACCGTCGTAGTATGCTGAAGTATCAATGGGAGAAGACCACGGGCGTGGCTGGGTGGTGCCCATAACGCCCACCACAACACCCACCACTCTGGGCAACACGGCCCATTTTCCACTGACAGTTTTATCAACCAAATACCCGATGTCGGTTGTGGAGCCTATTGTCCCGTACCCAACCGGTGGATTCATCACCTTAGTTTCATTGGTCAAAATGCACTGCCCCGCAGCATTCCAGATGGCAACTCCCCATTTAGGCAGCGGTTGCGGTATGACGTATCCAAAAATGTAAATGGTGACAGTTCCCGGACTGCCGCCAGTCCCCGCCACCTTATAATTCAGGGTATAAGTGGAATCAATCTTTCTGATATAGAACAGCACATTGCTCACAGTTGCATGACAGCCGATTATGAAAGGTGACGAAGAATTTACCGGAAGGGTGTATGAACCGGCTGCAGAAGGGTTCAAAACTATTTTCTGTACAAGAGACATTGGCGTCGTATCAGGTGTCACCCACGGATTACCATACTGATCTGAAATTAACGCTCCCCAATTTGCCATTATGCTTTTACCAAATAAATGATTAACCAACATTCATCAGCGGTATATGTTCCAGCTGAGTAGTCGCCATTCGCATCACTGATCGATATCGTTCCGCCTGACCCCGTGATTTTCCGGCGTGACCCGGAATAAGCATCCCCTGTAATTGGGGACTGGATTGCTTCAACACGAAACCCTGACGGGACGGTATAGGAGTAGGTGCCGGAAACCTGCCCGGCACTTAAATACACGGTTGCCACAACCAACACCGGCACGATACCGGTGTTATTAGGGTTGCCGCTTGCATCCCACGTTTGGATCCCCCAGTTAGCCATTACCAGACCCCCGTAATTAAGCCGACCTGGACGCGAAGGACACCGTTTTCATCTTTTACGCTGTCCGTTACGTTAGTAGACTTCTTGCCACCGTTTCCCGAAGTGCCCATGTTGATAAATGTGCCTCCTTTATCAAGCCTCCAGCCTGTAACGCCTGCCACGTAGTTATTCGACTGGATGTAATCCCCAATCATCGCATTGGTGATCCAACCATTCCCGATAAAACCCTGAGAGATGAAGACCTGGCCGTTTTGTACCGTGAAAGGAGAATAAATGTTATTGCCGCTGCCGCTAGCAATAACAAATTTATCGGCATTGATGGCGACACGCGTATCAACGGTTGAGCCATTTATAGTGACCGCTACGGAGAGCCCAGCGTCATAATTAACACCGCCATATTTCAGGCCGGTTTTCAGCGTGTAGATAGCTGAGCCGCCAGATGCATCCGCGTATGCTGTAAACTTCTCCTGAAGTGCCGCTTCTGTTTCGGCGAACTGAGCCACCACATCCTTCTCAAGCTGAGCCACAGAACTTTCAGCGTTGGCAGCCACTTTTTGCGCCTGGATGATCCCCGCCCTGTTGTCGCCGTACTGCGCCCATTGCTGCGTGACGGTGTCATAATTGGCGAGGACGTTCTGAAGGATAGCTTCGGGGCTGGTGGTGAGCGGTTCAAGAAGCGCCTTACCGTCTGGCGAGTTCATGAAGTCCTCAATGACCGTCCCCAGAATATCGTTAGCGTCGGCGTTACTGTCGCCTTCCACAAAGTCAGTCCAGTCACCTTTGTTTCCAATCCGGTCAATCAGCCGCGCCCTGTACCAGCGGCGCACGCCGGCTGGCATCGGGCCGTGCTGGTAGCTTACGCCCGGATAAGGCACGTAAGCCAGGAACTGCGGACTTTGCCCATCAGCAGTGGTAGCCACTTCTATTTCGGTATAAGAGGTGTCGCCGGAACCGTCAGGGAATGCCCAGCTCAGGTCGATATTCCATACCACATTATCGGTCGCCAGGAAGTTAACCGGCGTGCCCGGCTTGCCAACCTTACCGTTTAGCGTGGTAGATTCAGCGTAACCCCACGGCGATGATACTTCTGACGCATTGACCGATCGCACGCGAACATCATAAATCCCGGCGTAAATCCCCTGGATCGTGAAGCCCTGCGCACTGGTCTGGCTCACATTAATCCAGTCACCATTGTCTTTGCGCCATTGCGCGACATAATTAATGGCGTCCTGTGATTTATCCCACGTCACCTGCATCGCTGAGACAGAAAGGCCCTGCTCTACAAAACTGGCTTCGGTAATAGTGATGTTCTCAGGAGCCTGCATCACGCTGATTGGCGTCACGGTGATCGGCGCTGAATCAATACGCACGCCGTCGTCAATATAGGCATATTTATTCGGGTCGTGCTGCACACCGGCAACGGTGAAAGTGCCGTCCCCACCGGAGGTAACAGAGGTTACGCGGAAATACTGGATAGCCAGATTATCACTGTCGATCGCCCATACAGTACCGGCAACAGGCGTCTGACTAAATCCGGTATTCACTCGAACCGTTTTCTTATCATCACTGACAGAGGCGATCGTGCGTGTTTGCGCGGTGCCGTCTGGCAGGTTTAATACCAGCCGATCACCGGCCGCATAATCAATAACGCGGTCAAGTGTGAAGCTCAGATTATTAACTGCGCTGACGCGGCCACCGTTCTGTTTGCCCGCCCTGAACGGGTCTGCCACACCGATAATCTCCGCTGGCAGGGGAATGTAACCATCCAGCCCAACACCAAAAGAAATCGTCCCGTCTTTAGCGTTGGACAGAATTGCCCAGCGCCCGCGCCGATGAGCCTCGCTCTGTGACGTGCAGCCGATGGCGGTAAGCTGCGTGTCGTTCACGTCGTAACGGTTAACTAAATCTGAGTCGTAAACACCCTCAACAGTGTCTGAATAATGGTTTGTCGGGTCTGACCAACTTACCTGGCAGGACGTATAACGATTTTTGTAGCTGCCGCCCGCATATGTAAACAGGCCATCCACGACGTTAGAAGCGTGATAAACGAAATCCACATCTACATTACCGTTTCTATCTTCCTGCGGCACATCAGCCTTGACGTAAATTTGGTCATTACCCCAGAAGGTGATACCGCGAAATACAGCCGCGATATCCTTCAGCACGGTATAGGCATCCTGCTGGCTCTGAATGTAGCAGTTACATGTAAATCTCGGCTCAGTACCACCTGCGCCATCGGAAACCATTTCGTCGCAGTACTGCGCGATGCTGTAAAGCTCCCACCGGTCGATCATAGAGGCGTCGACACGATTTCCCATGCCAAAAATTTTATCCAACACAAGGTCGTAAAATACCCATGCCGGGTTATTGGTGTAAGCAAACTGGAAACTTCCGTCCCACGTACCGCTGTAGGTGCGGGTGTTGGGGTCATAAGTGGTGGGCACGCGGATCAGCCTGCCCTTGGGCTTGCACGTTACTTTCGGGGCGCTGCCGTTAAACTGGCTGCTGTCGACTTCGATATAAAGCAAGGCGGTGTTGGGGTAGCGGAGCTTGCTGTCGATAACCTCAGCAAAAGAAAACACCTTGAAAGCATTAACCAGTTTTGAATTATTAACTGAGTCGGCAGTGATACGGCGCACCCGGATTGACCAGCCCGAAGACGAAGGCGGCAGATTAATTCGGTGATCCCGCTGGTATTCTGAGGTGGTTTTTCCGTCAAAAGAGGCGCTAACAACTGTTGACCACGCACCGCCATCTGTTGAAAGGTCAATCGCATACTGCGTGACCGTTCCGACCATGTCACCATTATCTTTATACTGATACTGAAGCGGTAGGCTAAGCTTGACCCGTACGGCATCCAGAGACAGATTAGTGAACTGGCGGGTCCATGGCGAAGATTGAGTGACAGTTATACCAACAGATAGCTCGTTGTCGATCTCCGGCATACCCTGAATGTAAGCCTGATCCTGAGTGCCTTTACGATAATCCCAAACTACGCCGGTAAAATTATAGCTACCGTCATCGTTCGCCATCTGGGTGTCGTTAAGGTATATCTGCTGTGCTGTAAGGTCTCCCTGGATTTCTCCCTCGGCTATCGCCAGCAACATCTTCAATTTGGCAACAGACAGTAGGTCATCAGCCTCTTCAACAGGAGTATGCGCGCTGCTGCTGCCACCTTTTCTGCCCTGAATTACTGCGTCACTTAAAAGTCTCATATTGCGCCCATAAAAAAAGCCGCACAAAGACGGCTAATGATTGATACCTGATCAAATATCAGGATGTTTTGTAAGGATAATGTGATTTACGCTCAGGGCTCAGCCCGGCCATGTTTGGAGCATGACCGTCATTGACTGGAGGGATGGCTGATTAACTCTGGGTAAGGAAAATAAAATGGAAAAGCCACATAAGATTATTAACAATTTGAACGTATCATCCAATGCAACTGACTTGAATAGCCTAGCTGCAGATGTTACGGCGTTAAAAGTTGCCTTTGGCCTACTTTTTCAAAAATTAGATGATTCAAGCCGCGAGGGTTTAATAACAACTTTGAAGCAAACTAATACTGAAGCCCTTAATGATCTTGCCAATCAGTTAGAGCAGTTTCGTGTTTAATTAATAATCTTAAATGCATCGGACTTAAATTCTACATTTTTGACCTCAGCGGCCTGCAAATTGGCCGCTTCCTCACCCAATTGAATCATTCGACCCGGGTGACTGGCGTTCTTAATCGTTTCTGCTGCAGCTTCTCGCATAATATTTGATAACGCTTCTGTCTGGCGGTTTGACGAAACCACAGTAGCTACTGTCCTTTCTAACGCTTCGACTCGTTCTTCTAAAGTCATAAATCACTCCTGCCTTTCGGCGTTAATTAAATTATTGTTGGTCACTCGAAAAAATACCCGCACTTATTACCGCACCGCCAATCTCTCGCTGCCCATACAACACCGGTACGGGGTAACCCATTGCCACAGTGTTTACGGGAGCCCCAAACGCATAGTTTGGCTTGTTGTCCGTGCTTGATGATGACCCGACACTGAAACCTGGCTGAGGTGTAAGCATTTGCACTACGCCGCCTATCGTCATGCTTAAACCAATACCGACAAGTGCGGTTGTAGTTGCGGCCGCTGTGGTAGCACTTATGCCAGCGAATGCTGCAAAAGATGCACCAGCGGTAAAGAACGCTGCTACTAACGCCACCGCCCCGATCACTATCTGCAAAGTACCGCCTCTTTTGGCACCCTCCGCGACCGGCATCATTTGATATTCAGTTGAAGAGTTGCACATGTCGAACTCGTCAATACCGATATTGCTTGTGCCGCTAAAGAAGGCAAAACGAATCCCGTTAAGATGTGCGTTAGAAACATATTTTTTGAAACCAGGTACCTGAGAACACATAGCCCTGAGCATTTCGCGCAGATCTGCAACGTGAAAGCGGTGTGTTTTTCCGAATTTTTTAGCCATATGGCCTTTAAGCGTTAGTGTCTTTAGCATTCATGAGCTCCTTTCTGCGAACAACCCTTACCGTACGGTTACGCCAATATTCACCGTAAGGAACGCGGGTCGAAAGGTTGCCGAAATTGTGATGCAAAATGATGTTGTTGCCGAGGTAGATAGCGGCGTGATTGGTCACCGGGGCGCCAATCTGCATCATGATCATGTCACCTTCCCGCATTTCGGTTAGCGGCACTTCGATAAACCCTTCGGCCCGCCAGTTGTCGTCGTAACGACTTTCTTTCCCGTCAACCCACCATTCATAATCGACAGACCAGTTACTAAGCTGAATACCGTGCTCATGCCGATAGTAGGCCATGACCAGCGTCCAGCAGTCAGCGTACCCCAGCACCCAGCGCCGACCGACAAAGTCACGATCTTCGCGCGGGGAAAAAGTGCAAAAGTCCCCGTCAGGCCACGACATAATTCCCCACTCCACGCCGCTGTGGTCACACTGTACGCGGTCCATCTCGGACGGAATAAGCTGTGCGACATCAGGGTGAGAGTGAATAATCATCAGAATTTCACCCTGTTGCTCGGCTGCGAGATAATCTTCAGGAGCCAGAGAGAAGTGTTCTGTTGGTTTCTCGGACGTGTTGCGACAGGGAATGTAAACCTGCCCCACCTGCGTCTGCACAACCACGCCGCAAGCTTCTTTGGGGTATTCAGCAGCCACGTGCTCACGAATGGCCGCCAGCAGTTTTTCACGCATCATTATTTCCCTTGCAAGTTTGCGGCGGGCATACCCCCGAACGGCAGCGGCTGGTCAGCACCAAAGCGCTGCTTGCAGTCGGCCATCCTACCACCGCATATGTCTTTAGACGGGTCATTAGTGGGGGTACCATCTTTCGCAAAATAGTTTGTACCGTTGTAATCACATCCAGTTCCGGTGCGGTACCAGCCGCGCATGCACCAGGTGCATACGGGCGTTATCTGCCGCGTGGGTAGTTGCAGACTTTGAATGTCGAACGGGGAACATAGCTCGAAGTCAACCTGTACCCGAGTTTCTGCCGATTTGGAATTGACGTAGAACAACTGCACCCGTTCTTCCTGCGGGTTAGCATTCGGATTACCCGCCGTCCAGTTCGCCGCATCCAGATACTTAGCCAGCGTGGTGTGGATCTTCACCTTTGCCTTCACCATGTCATCAAACTGAAGGCAAAGTGCTGTGACGTAATTGCCCACATTGCCAACCGATAATTTTGGCGTTGGCTGCGATCCGGTGCTGGTCATTTCAAGACCTGACAACTCGTACGGGTGCGGATCGTACTCATTTCCCTGCCAGATTATCGACGGCAGGTTTCCAGCTGCGAACGAGGCCCATCCTTCTGTAGGCAGGTTGTATGCATGGAACCGAAGCACCGTGTCCAGCCCAAATTGCGTACCATCTATTTCAATTAGCTGAACCAGTTGGCCAGACTCCAGCGCCTGTATATCCTGATTAAAACTCATATTTACTCCGGGCAATAAAAAACCCGCAATAAAGCGGGTTTATTTTTAAACAGTGTCATTTAATTATAAAAATATCTATTAGAGGCAGCTATTAGTAATTTTAATCCATCTGTCTTTTGATGCTAGCTGATATAGTTTAACTGTTGTTTTTTTTACTCCAGATGATGTCACGTCAGCTATAAAATAATTGCCGGTCACATATACGGTCTTTCCTTCGGGAAGTGGCTGAATGAATGCGCCATAGGGAACGCCGAAAATATCTTTTTCATTTTGCCAATTAACAAGAATGCACTGCGAAACTTCATCAACGCTTTTTTGGGAGATTAATGTCAACTCTTTGCCATTTCCTCGCGTATCGCTTAATGATTGACAACCAATTAATGTAAAAATGGCAAGTAACAATATTTTAATCTTCACATCCCTATCCCCACAAGTTACAAGTAGCAATATCCTACCACTGAGGGGCCGCAAGGCAATGCAAAATGGATACTCATCTGCCACCCGACATAACCTTATCGGTCGCAATCCACCTATCCCTTACGTCTGGACAAGGCTTAAACTCTGTCATTTGATTTATGGTGCAAACGCCTGTTCAAAGGTGAAAGAAATCTCCACAAAACCGCCGTTAATAAACTTTGAATTGATAGAGTCTGACTTAACGCGATAAAGCTTTTCTTCTCCCCACGGGTTTGCCCACCAAAAGGAACTGATGACGTGTTCGCGGAGAAAGTCGCGTACCGGTCCCATGTTGCTGGCAATGCCATTACAGGTTAACGCCCATGTTTCAGCAGCTGTGTTAATCCCCATGCTGCTGATTTGCTTATATCCATCGCCGAACTGAGCCTGATTGGTTGAAACTTTCAGATCTTCACTGCTGCTGACCCTTACGGGCCAGGTAAAAGTGTCTGTTGCCATAATGCCCTCACCTGCTTGATCTGTAGAGGATCCCTCCCGGAGAAATTTCCTTTCGTAACCGCTCGGTGATCGTGGTCTGGACGATTAACTTAAGCTGGCTCGCCGCTGTGGATGTCCCCACACTGCTTGACTCCCCGGCCCCCTCGCTTTGAACGATGGTCACCGGCGCATCGACCTGAATGTAAGTTGTTCCGCCAGAGCTTCGACCATCAGAGATAGACCTTACCCCCAATGAACCATTCGCGGCACGGGTTAGGGGCATGATAGCTTCCGGACCCGCTTCACCCATCAGGCCAGCGCCTTTGGCAAACGCGAACATCGTTGGAGAACTGACAACACTGTTGCTGTAAGCGCTGAGTCCGGGAGAGTCGTAAACGCCTCCCTTTGCGTTGAACTGGAGATTGTTGTAAGCACCAGTACTGAAACCGCTTGAAGAAGATGCGCCCGCAGAAGCAGTAGCGCCAGCACCTATCAATGAACCCGCAGTCCCTAAAATACTTTGTAGAGCACTACTGAGTGCTATGCGGGCTGTTATTTTTGCCAGATCTGAAAGCACTGAAGTTGTGAACGAGCGGAAACTTAATTTCCCAGTGGTGGCAAAGGAGGCCAGTGAATCAGTCATGCTATCGAAAAGTCCAGTTGAGAAACTGGCCATCTGGCTATTTGCATCACGTGCGCTGTCAATCCAGTTAAGCGTACCGCGGCGGAAACCCGCACTGTAATCCTGTTCAGCGGTGAGTTTGTCCTGATTGGTTTGCTCAGTGATCTGCAGCTCTTGTT